CATAGAAGTTGTACAGCCCGCCGATGGTCGGCACGCGGTTGTTACGCAGCACCGTCACGCCCGCGAGCATGTCTTGCATCGTCAGCAGGTCGCTTGCGGCGAGCGCGGACGTTGCGAGCTTGCTGTTCGGACGCAGCACCGAAGCGGCGTTCACTGCGACGACCGAGTTGCCGGCCGTGCCGTCGGCGACGGATACGTTCGATGCGAACGTGAGCGTGCCGGAGACGCCTTGCGGTGCGGTCGACACGTTCGTGCCGTCGACAGCGACGCCGGTCAGCGAGTACGAATTGCCGTTCGCGAACACGACGCTCAGCGGGTTGGAGCCGGAAACCGGAGCCATCACGCCATTGACGGTCACGTACTGGAAGCCGCGCACGTCATCGACGGCGACGGTCGCAGCGGGAGCGCCGAGCGTGGTGCGAACGCGGGTGTTGCCCGACAGATACGCGCCGAACAGTTTGTTACGTGCGATGCGGTCGAGCGATTGCAGCGCTTGCACGCCGTTCACATACGCGTTTTGCAGGAATTGCGACGCGATACCGACGCGGGTCGTCACCATATTCAAATCCATGGTGTCACCGTACATATCGATACCGAGCGTGTACTGCTCGATCGTCCAGCCCGACGGCGTGAGGCCGTTGTCGAGATTCGTGTTGCCGGACGGGTTCAGCGGAGCCGTAACCGGCGCCTTCAGGCCGCGGCGGGTCTTGGTGATCGTTTCACCGACCGCGTTCGCGAACTTCTCGCGGTCAGCGACGGCGCGATACGTGATTTGCGATTCCAGGCCGCTTTGGAACTCGCGCGCCAGGAAACCTTGTTGGATTGCCGGTTGGAGCGCGGCGGGGAAATTGCTAATCGGCATGTGATGCGTTCCTTAAAAGCAAAAAGCCCGCGCAGTGGCGGGCTTCGGTTTAGGTGTGGGTGCTGCTCTGTGTCGGGCGGGTTAGCGCGCTGCCTTCAGGAAAGCGGCTTTTGCTGCCTCGTAATCCTTCGGATCGGACTTGCGAACGTCGACCGGCTTCGGGTCGCCGGCGGGCGGCGGCTTTTGCGTGCTCGATGTGCTCGTTGTGCCGAAGAGATAGGGCTTTGCCTTCTTCGCGGCTTCGAACAGTTCATCGGCTCCGGTCAGGTTGCCGTCCGCGTCGAGCTTCACGCCGGCGAGGTCGAGCACCTTCAGCGCGTCGTTCACGTCGACGACGCCGTGCTTTGCTGCGACGGCTTTCAGTTCGGCGCGCAGCACGCGATCGTTCGCGGCTTGTTCGGCCTTCGTGAGCGCTTCTTTCGTGCCGGCTTCGATTTCGGCGATACGTGCTTGCGCGGCGGCAAGCGCGGTGTCTTTCTCTGCCGCCTTCAGGCGGTAGGATTTCGCCTCGTCGCGCAGTTCGCTCACGTATTCGCGGGAGAACGATTCGCGCGCAGGCGCGGCCGGCGCTGCGGGCGCGTTGCCGCCAGCGTCGTCACCGTCAGCGCCGAGGCGGAACGTTGCGGAGAAGCCAAGCAGGAAGGAAAGGAGTGACGAGATTCGCATGTGATGGTGTCCGGGCATCTGCCCGCCCTAAAAATGAAAAAAGCCCGCATCTAGCGAGCCGGTTCGGTTTTGCGCATCTGCGCGGACTACTCAAACATATCGGGCGTGACGATGGTGCGCGCCACTTGCCCGAATCGTGCGTGATAGGTGATTGCGACAGCCGCGCGCTCTGACAGCCATCCGCCGCGCGCCGCATACGCATCACGCGCTGCGATCGTCGGGTGTTGGATGACTGTCATGCCGCTGTGCTCTTTCTCTTCGACGTGATGCCGATGCCCGGTGTGCGCATAGCGTTTCGTCGTCGCGCCCCAGACCTTCGGGAACTGAGCCGCGAAAAAGATCGGCAGCGCGTCGTTCTTCTTCATGTGTCCATGATGGAAGGCGATGAGCGTTTCGCCGTGCTGATGCACGTAATACGGCAACTCCGACTCGATCACGGTCACGCGCGGTTCGTTCTCATACAGCGCCTTGAAAAGCGCCCTGAGCCATATGCTCGATGCGAGGTCGTGATTGCCTTCCGCCATGAGCACGACGACGCGCTCGTGCTTCTCTAGCGCGAAGTCGACGATGCGACGCAGCACGCGCAGCGCCGCGCCGACGATCTTCGAGAATCGCCCGTCCTGGTCGAGAATGTGCCCATTCGTCGGCGTGACTGGCAACATGCCGTCGCTGTGCAGGAAGTCGCCGAGCTGCGCGATCAATCCCGTTTGTGCGGCCGGCGCGGAGTTCACCATCTGTTCGAACGCGGCGAGGAGCATGCGCTCGGCGATTTTCACGTCCCAGTCGGCGCCGCCCTCACGATGCCAGGCAAGCGCGCCGAGATGACAGTCGGTGAGCGTGTAGACGTTGCACAGTTCGGCTTTCGTCTCGGCGGGCGCGGTCGCAGGCTTCAGCCGCGGCAACTCTTGCGCCATCGCCTCGAACGCCTCGCGGATAATCGCCGCCTGGCGCTCGTTGTCGACTGCGCTTTTGACCCACTGACCGCGCGGCACGCCGTCGCTGTCGTAATAGGTCGAGACGCCCTTGACGAGATACCCGTCGGGAACCGTGCGAGTCATCGCGTGTTCTGGCGAGTATCCCGACCGTGCCGCGCGCTTCTTCAGCGCGAGCATTGAATTGCTGATGGTGCCGCGACTGATGCCGAGCGCAGCAGCCGCTTTGCGTTCGGAGCCGCATTTCTCGATGGCTTCGATAAACTCGATTTGCCGCGGCGTGGCCCACTCGGTTAGACGTTTATCGCTCAATCAGCCTCCGTTAGTCGCCGGTGTTATCCGGTGCCGGTTTGAGTTGCTTCGCCTTCGCGACTTCTGCGGCGTCCGCTTCTGCGGATTCCTTCGCGATGCGCGCAAGTTCTTCGGGCAGGTCTTCGACGTCGTATTGCTCGATGAGCGATGCGGTCGCCGTCTCTTTCGAGAGCATGTTTCCTTGCGTGAGCGCCGTCAGCGCGTTCGCCTCGTTGAGCTTGTCGCTCCATGTCGGCGAGTACCAGGCGGGCCACTTCAGCGCGAAAGGCTTATCAGTGGCGATCGGCGGGATTTTCTGCCCCTCAGAATCGACGAGTTGCGCTTTCTGCGACGCCTTCGCGATCATGCGATAGAGTTGCAAAAGCCCTTTCTCGCCGTAGGAGATGCGCAGCTTGTCGGCGAGCCAGATAAGCGCCTGATTCATCAACTCCATCGCGCGCCCTGACTGAGCCGCCGCGATCTTGTCTGCGTCGGCCTTGTTGCCGTGGATGGATTCGAGCGCCACTTGCCGCGCGAGCCGCACGTATTCGAGCAGCGCGTTCGTGCCGTCGCCGCTCATTTCGAGCAACTTGGCGTCGCCGTCCGCGCCGACCGTGATCGCATTGCCCGCGCCCTTGACGAGCGAGCCGCCTTGACCGGTCGCCGGCTCTTTGATCATCAGCGTGGGATCGCTCTGATACTTCAGCGCGCGCCCGCCCTGACTGAGCAGGTAGTCGATTTCGATGTTCGTGTCGATCGCCTTCGCGAACGTGCATTTGCCGTCGATGTCGTCGCCGCCAGGCAGGTTCTTCATCCAGACGATCGGGACGAAGCCGAGTTTGTGCGATACCGTGCGCTTCGTGTCGACCACCATCTTTTGGGGGTCGTTCTCTTTCGACACCGGCATCGGATCAAACCATGCTTCAGCGATCGCATCCCACTCGCGGCGAAACCAAAAGTCTTTCGCTGCGTCGTCGTCTGCGATCGGATAGCCGAGCGCCTTCAGCGCGCGCCCCTTCGTTTTGTACAGTTCGATGACCTTCGCCAGCGTGTCGGGCGCGTCGTCTTGCCAAACCGGGGTAAGGAACTGCGTGTTCATCACGGAGAAGAACAGGCGATTCTTCAGCACGCGCAGCAGCACCGCAGCCGAGCCGACCGATCCGCGCGTTGCGGCGTCGATCATCACTTCGTTCAGATAGCAGTCTTTCGCGATGCGCTCCAGACCTTCGGCGGCGTCCGCGTTCTCGCTCGTGACGGTCGGGAAGTGCTCTTCGGAGAACAGCAGGCCAACGGAATCGTCGACGACTTCCGAGCACAGCGCGAAACGCACAGACGGTCGACGCTCGCGCAGCGGTATGTATTCGTCGGCGTCCGATTTCTCGGTGTGGAACGAGTAGGGCAGCACGTCGTATTGCGTGCCGTCGAGCACAGCCGTTAAGCAGCCGACTGTGTGCGCTCGATCGGGAAGGTCGTTATCCTTCGGGTGTTTGTCCCGCAAAGTCTTCCACATTCAATGAATCCGGTATTTGGTGAGGTGCGTTGAGCCGATCAGCCCGCCGTCGGGTTTGCGAGTGAGCACCGCGGAAACCGTGTCGACGTCCGTCTCTTCGAACATGGCTTCGATGTTTGCCTGCGCGTACTCCGGCGCGATGTCATGCAGTGCATGCAGCGTCGAGAAGGGTTGAACTTTCATGTGCAGCCCCGATGCGCTTGCGCGCGATGTCGAAATACGTTTCATCGCGTTCGATGCCGATGAAATTGCGGCCGGTGTTGGCGCATGCGACGCCGGTTGTTCCGCTGCCCATGCAGTTATCGAGCACCATGTCGCCTTCGTTCGTATATGTGCGAATTAGGTATTCCATCAGCGCGACGGGCTTTTGCGTGGGGTGCAATTTCTCGCGATCCTTCGCGAACGAAAGAACCGTCGACGGATAGCCCGTCACCGTTTGCTCATAGGCTTCGCGCTTCTGCTCGCCGTAGTTCGCGGTGCGCGAATTGTCGCTAGAGGATCGTTTTCGGAGCGTCGGCCTAAGCCCTTGCGGGTTATATGCGCCACGCCCAAACACGAGAACATCCTCGTGCGCGTTCATCGGCATGCGCTTCGCGTTTAGGTTGCCTGAGGGCTCCTTTTCCCAAACCCACGAATAGCGAAACTCGGCGAAGTTGCTCGCCACGAGCGCCGAGGTGAAAGGCTGCGCCGCCGTAAGGACTATCGCGCCGCGACAAATGCGCTTGTATTGCGCCCATAGCGGCTCGAACGGAATCACCGAATCCCACTTGTTCTGAGTCGTGCCGTAGGGCAAATCGCACAGGATCAGATCGACCGACGCAGGGGCGAGCGTCGCCATCACCTCTAGGCAATCGCCGAGGCGCAAATCGTGATGCATGGGGTTCCTATCGGTGAATGTGATCGGATTGCGAGCGCTGCGCGGGAATCCAACGGTGCTTAGTCCACAGGTAATAGCCGACTGAATCGGGCATGTGATCCGCACCAGATTTCTTATCCGGTTGCCCTGTGTTCGGGTCATAGATCAACTGCTCGAAGCACTGAATGACGTTCTCGCACGACGGGTCGACGTAATAGCGCCGCACGCGGTCGCCGTTGAGCAGCCATCCGTTGACGTAGTTGATGCGGTCGCGAATCGTCGGGTGCGCGTTCATGTGAATGACGCGGAAGCCCTTTTCGCGAAGAATGCTGATGTCCGTCTTGCCCTGCGCGCTCGTCTTTTGCTGCGTGCCGGCAGGGTCGGGATAGATCGTGATGTGCGACAGGTCTTTCTTCGTCGGGTCGAACGACTCGCGCCCGTACCGCTCGATGATTCGATCAGCGAGGTCGTGCGTGTTGCTCGACATCACCGCGAACTCGCCGACGCACCAGATTTCGCCGTTCGGCTGCTCCTGGTGAACGCTGGCAGACATGGGATTTACGTTGAAGTCCATGCCGATGTGAACCGGCAATGCCGGGTTGTAAGGGCAGGGCTTGACGCTCTCTTTGCGGTCGAAGCACAGGTAGACCGTGCCTTGCGCCAGGTTGACGAACTCGCCATTCAGATACGCTTCGATCAGTTGCGGCGGATATGACGCGCGCAGGCCGTCGATATAGTCGTCGGGCAGGAACGGATTCGAGGCGGTCGCCGCCTGGATCATCCGATAGCCTTTCGCCTCAGACGCTGCGCGATTTTTCGCCCACGTCTTGTAGACGAACTTGAAGCCTTCCGGCGTCGTGTAGGCGCTGACTCGGTTCATTGCCTTGCGGCGCTTTCCGGTGTCAGGGTCGACGAGTGCGATGCGCAGCCGGTTACGAGCGATGATCTTCTGCCACGCCAACTGTGCTTTCGGCTCAGGCAACACATCAAGCTCGTCGACGTGCGCACGGAACGTCTCATAGCCGACGATCCGCTCGGGATTCGTCAGCGATCGAAAGATGAAATCGCCGATGCCGGGCGATGACGTGAAAATCGTCTTGTCGTTTTTGTTCAGCGTGTAGCGAACGCCGAGCGCATTCAGCTTTTCCTCGATGCGCGGAACCATAATCAGGTTCAGCAAGTCGACGGTCGGCTCATACAGGCCGATCAGCGATGTCGGCGCGAGCAGGGCGTCGCGCAGCGCGCAGTTCGCCATCGTTTCGGACTTGCCAGTTCCGAACCCGGCGACGAACGCGGGATATTTGTCTTCAAGAAAGAAGAAATCGCGCTGCGGCGGCGTCATCACCAAGTCGCGGTCATTCGTCATCGTCGCCGTCATCCCGGAACTTATCGACGTTATCGCTCGTGACAACGTGAATTCGGAAGCCGGTAATCGGCGCGTCGCCCTTGCCCGAACCCTCGCGCTCCGCCTTCAGCAGTTCGGCGCGCGTCTTTTCAAGCGATTCGAGCCGCCGCAGCAAGCGCTCGACGTGCGCGCCGTAGTCGATGCGCTCGTGTACATGCTCCGGGCCGGCCGCAAACTCGGTCGCAGCCTTGTCGACGAACCGCACAATTTCGAGGCCGTTCGGGTCGAGCTTGAACGCGCTGTTCTCAGCGGCGAGCGCGCGATTGATCCGCACCCGGCAAAGCGTGATTTCTTCCGTCAGCGTGCCGATGCGCGATTCGATGTCGGGCAGGGCGTCGCGCTCTTCGTCGGTGAAGTGCTTGCCGTAAATCCCGTGCTTCGTCGCGTGCTGATTCCCCTTTGGCGCGCCCTCCGACAGCCCGCCGTGCTTTCGGCAGACCGTTTTACCCGGAACCGCCTTCGCCTGGCACTGAGCGCCGGTTGAGCGCGCGAACGCTTTGCATTGCACGCGCGTCATTGAAATCTCCTGTTGACATACGCTCTCTTTCGGGTAGTATTTCAGGTCAGCACAACCCGAAAG